CTAAGAATCCCTTGTTACAGGGTAAGGTCATTGCTGATACCTTTTTTAAATTTTCGACTAATAAAGTCTCTTCAGTTAGCATTTTATTTACTTCTTTACTCTGCCATAATTATTAGGCTCAAGTGTCAGAATGTACGCGATAGTTTCGGCAACATCATTTGTGGTTTGATAACCTTGAACATCATCACCTTTATATTTTAAAAAGTTGTTATTAGGTTTAAATATTGCTGTTTCGCAATCATCACAAACATTAATCGCACTTTCATCATCGTTCCATTTAGTAACTCTATTTGTGCAATAATTTCCATAACCAAACTGGACTGATATAGTGTATCCATTATCAAATCTAATAGTAAAACCTTGACTGATTCCACTCTCACTAGTTCTCAAACCTAATCTTCCATCTCTATTCCATTTTCGCGTTCTTGGATTAGTTTCTAATATTTTTTTCAAACTAATTCCGCTATCTTTTTTACATTTTTTCATATCCACCTCCATGTGGTAATTTGCAAATATAGAATTATTTCTATTTCAACGCCTTTCAACGGTATCATCAGTTTGCTTGTTAAATGTTCCATGTGGAACAATTGACTATCTATAAGACTATCTATAAAGACTATCTATAAAGTCATAAAAAAAGAATAAAAAAAAGACAAAAAAAAAGACAAAAAAATAGGCGGATTGCTCCGCCCATCATTCCATGTAGTTCTTATTACTGTTGAGTTATTTTTGCTTTTATAAGCGATTGGTCATAGACCACTTTTTGTTTAATATCTCAAATTAAAGTTAAGACTCTACGTTCAAAAAAATAGGCGGATTGCTCCGCCTGTTATTAATCAGAGAACTTCTGGTCAAGTCTCCAAAGATTAAACACTTTCATAGCATCTTCTCTGGTCAAACCTAAAGCCCTTCTATCAAGAAAAAACCCTCTTGGGTCTTCACTTGGTACATCTTCTAAATGTTCGTAAGCACTAAACCCACTTGACATTTCTTCGTGTTCTAAATTAGACCACGCTACATGTTTGGATTCAGTAACTTCAGAATCATTTAAATATTCTTCAGCAGTATTATATCTTTTATACATTTTCAGTTTCCTCTTTTTTTAATAGTGAATTTGCTTCTTCTACATCTTGTTCTAAACATAAATATCTTTCTTTAACAAACCATACATAAGTTCTTGAAATAAGAAGTTCGTGTGTGTCAAAAATACTAACATTACTTTCCCTCGTAGAAGGTCTAATATTAATTCTTTGGCAAAAATCAATCTGCCTAATATTTAAGGGAAGTTCTAAGACTTCAAAAAGACCGTTAAGTCTCTCTCTAGTCGTTACAGTTCCCCAACCTCTCATATTGAAATGAATTTCATTTGCTAGAGTCTTCCACAGAATTTTATTTCCGTGTAAGTAAACCGCAAGTTCATCACCCCAAATATCACATAGTTTCACTTGAGTATTACCGCGAGATATCGTCCTGTATACTTTAAAAGCATCAGCTATCTCTTTAGTTATTTTTCTCATATTCTTAACCCTCCAAGGTTATAGTTTCTTGAACCCCATAAAAGGATTCTCTTCAGTGTGTTATTTCACAGACTATTGGAGTAGTCGCAACTGGAAGTTATCGTTTCCGCATCCA